CAGGAAGGTGAAGAGTCTGTAGTACGGCTACTTGCTTTCGCGAACCAGTCAGACGGTTTACCGTTTGAAGAGCGGTGGTTCTATTACAATATCGGGAACAACCCGGGGCTTCTTGCCCCCTACCAGTTCGGCAATCCAGACCCTATTCAGGAGCTTATCACAAAGCTTCGAGACGAAGGTACGAAGGAGTCCTACGAACTGGCTAAGAAGTTGTATCCAAAAGCGCGATATTACGCACCTGTTGTAGTTCGGGGTGAAGAAGACAAGGGCGTTCGACTCTGGTCATTCGGTAAGACAGTATATCAGTCTTTGCTGAATATTATGCTGGACGAAGACTATGGGGATATTACTGACCCAACCGATGGTCGAGACATTAAGGTCATTTGTACAAAAGCCCCAGGTCGTATGTGGGCTTCGACAGAAGTCCGGCCTCGAGGTAAGACTTCCCCTCTGTCAGATAACGGCAAAACTGCCTCATCTTGGCTAGAGGCGATCCCTAACCTAGATGATATGTACGAAACAAAATCGTACGATGCTCTCTCTAAGATCGTAAATGATTGGCTGAATGGTGATGAAGCACCAGACAGTGGGGGCCCTACCAATAACACAAGCAACCTTGGCACTCCTCGTGGCTCTAATGCAACTGAGTCCACAAATACTAATCTTGATTCCAAGTTCAAGAGTCTCGATGATGCCTTTGCTGATCTCGAAGATGATTTTTAAGAGACAGCGCTTGGCGTAGGAGCCCTACGAGGGGAGGCAATTGTCTCCCCTCTTTTTTTTGAACAGCTCTATAGAGACTTCTATAATCTGAAAGAGGTGCACAGTGGCAAAAAAGAAAAATGATGATTTTACCAGCGACCTTATTAAGTCGCTAAACAAAGAACACGGAACTAGAGTAGCGTATAACTTGGCTACCGATGAGTCTCCTACCCATGTTAACAGATGGATCAGTACAGGATCCCGACAGCTTGATTATATTATCGCTAATAGAAGCGGCGGCGGCCTTCCAGAGGGTCGGATTGTAGAGATTTTTGGTCCACCATCGATCGGAAAGTCTCATATCGCTATTCAGATCGCAAGATCGTGCCAACAGCTTGGCGGAATTGTTGTCTATATCGATACTGAGAACGCAACATCTGTAGAAAATTTAGGTTTGCTTGGAGTGGACATCACAAAGCGGTTTGTTTATGTTGATACTCACTGCACAGAGGAGGTTCTGTCCATTGCTGAGTCGACCATAATGAAAGCAAAGGCGATGGACAAAGACGTCCCTGTGACCATTATCTGGGATTCCGTTGCAGCTTCATCTCCAAAGGCAGAGCTAGATGGAACTTATGAGCAGAATTCTATCGGACTGCAGGCGAGAGCGATCTCTAAAGGCATGCGTAAAATTACTGGGGTCATTGCGAATCAGAACGTCCTATTTATCTGCCTCAATCAAATCAGGACTAAAATTGGAGTTATGTATGGCGATCCTACTACTACACCCGGGGGTAAGGCAATCCCTTTTCACTCATCTGTACGAATCAAGTTGGGAGCAGGACAACAGATCACCAACAAAAACAAGGAAGTCATTGGTATCCATGTTCGCGCGAAAACAATTAAAAACAAAGTAGCTCCTCCTTTTCGAGAATGTAATTTTGAAATTCATTTTGGGAAAGGCATCGTTGAGCATGAACAAGTTTTCGATGAATTAAGAAAACACGGCGCTGAAATAATCGACGGGAATGAAATTTGTGTGAAAGGAACGAGCGCATGGAAAAACCTAACAGTTACCGACATAAACACCGGCGAAATTAAAGTAGAAAAGAAATTCTACAAAGCCGACTTTGGCGATGTCTGGAGAGATGAGAAGTTTAAGCCTTTTATCGACTCACTTCTTGAGTCGGTCATGGTTCGGAAAATGGCAAATGACGAACATGCCAACCTCGATACAGAATCGTATGAAGAAGTCAGGGCCGCCGCGATGGATCTAGATTTAGACAGCCTTCCGGACCTTGATGCATGAAGAAGCCGGTCCTCATATTCGATGGCTTGAATTGTTTTTATAGGCACTTTGTGGCTAATCCATCATTGTCTCGGGATGGGGAACCGGTCGGCGGTATCGTTGGTTTTCTGAAAGGAGTGAATCTACTTTGCGAAAGGTACAACCCTTCTGAGGTAGTAGTTGTTTGGGAAGGGGGTGGGTCGCCCCGCCGCCGCGCAATAGACAAAAATTACAAGCAAGGTCGAAGACCTGAAAAATTGAATCGTTTCTATTCAGAGGATCTTCCAGATACAGTTTCAAATCGAAACGAGCAAATCGCAAAGCTGGTTTCTCTATTACGACACACAGCTCTTCCGCAGATATATGTTTCTGATTGTGAAGCAGATGATATTATTGCCAGACTAGTTGGGGTAAATTACCGAGATGAAGAATGCATAATCATTTCTTCAGACAGAGACTTCTTTCAATTGATTAGCGATAGAGTTACAGTGTGGTCTCCCGGTAGTAAGAAAAGATGGACGATCGATATGGTGCTGGAGGAATATAGAATACATCCTGAAAATTTTTGCGCAGCAAGGTGTTTTATCGGTGACGGTTCAGATGGGTTAAAAGGTGCCTCTGGCGTTGGGTTTAAGAGCTTGGCCAAAAGACTACCTGAGCTGTCTACGCCAGTCTCAGTCGGCGTCTCTGACATAGTTAGCAAATGTAGATTATTGCAAGAACAAAAGAGCTTGAAGCTATATGATAGTATCATACACAGCGCTTTAACTGCTGAGAAGAATTGGAAGCTAATGTATTTAGGGACAGGTAATTTATCCGCAACTCAAGCGCAGAAGGTAGACGGAACCCTCGCTGCTGAAACCGGCCAGCGAAACAAGCTTAAATTCATCAGGGCTCTTATGCAGCTTGGTATTACGAGCTTTGACTACGATAAATTATTCATGGCGCTCAAGCCAATAACAAACAGGGATTAGAGAATGGGAGCAGTCGTTAATTACTCCGTACTGTCAGAATTACCCTCGGGACAATTCAGGCATTACAATAAGGATTTTCAAGAAAAGATTTTGCAGGGCCTGTTGACAGATCATCAGTGGGCAGCTCAGATGGTAGAGGTTATGCGCTCAGATTTCTTTGAGCTATCTTATCTTGAGTACCTTTGCGAAAAGTACTTCAGCTATTTTGTTGAATACAGGTGCTTTCCCACCAAGAGCCTGCTTATCACTATAATCAAAGAAGCCCTTCAAGAGGATGGCGACATTATTCTTCGAGACCAGATAGTACATTACCTTGTACGCATGAGAGAGAATCCTAACCCTAATGATTTGGCTTTTGTGAAAGATAAAGCTTTGGACTTTTGTAAACGCCAAGCTTTTAAGGAAGCGTTAGAGAAGAGTGTTGAATTGATATCTGAAGATAATTTTGAATCAGTCGTAGGTTTAATGAAAGACGCTGTTTCGATGGGGCTGCCAAACACTGTCGGTCATGATTTCTTTAATGACCTCGAAGCGCGTTTTCAGAAGATCAACCGTTGTGTTTGCCCAACAGGTATCGCTGAACTTGACGCAAAAGACATTCTCCAAGGTGGTCTTGGCCGAGGCGAAATTGGTGTTGTAACTGCGAATACAGGCGTCGGAAAATCTCATTGGTTGGTGGCGATGGGCGCCAACGCGATGCGCGCTGGGAAGAATGTTTTACATTACACCTTTGAGTTGACAGAGCAAGCTGTCGGTTTACGATATGATTCAAACCTGCTTGACATCTCTTCCTCTGATATCATTGACAACAAGCAGCGCGTCATAGATTTTTATGAAAGTAACGATGACTTAGGGCGCCTGATGATTAAGGAGTACCCAACTGGAGGTGCGTCTGTCACCACGATCAGGAGCCACATCGAAAAGCTTTCTATGAAAAACTTCAAGCCTTCTTTGATCCTCATCGACTATGCGGATATCATGAGGTCCACTAGAAGCTATGACTCTTTGCGTCACGAGCTCAAGTTAATTTACGAAGAATTACGAAACATGGCGATGGAACTTAACATCCCGATTTGGACAGCGTCTCAAGCGAATAGAGATTCCGCGAATTCAGATATTGTTGGGCTTGAGAACATGTCAGAAGCTTATGGTAAAGCGATGGTCGCAGACTTCATCGTTTCTCTATCAAGAAAAGCCACAGAAAAGTCCACCGGTGCAGGTCGACTATTCGTCGCAAAAAACAGGGCAGGAAAGGACGGAATTGTTTTTCCTATTCACATTGACACTGCGTGCTCTAAAATCAAGGTAATTGACGCAGAAATCGCAACTCTCACTGAGGCCAGGAAAGAGGAAAAGGAAGACACTCGGTTAGCTTTAAGAAAGAAGTGGAAAGAGATTACATCGGTTTGAGACAAGAGGTATAGAAAGACATGGGAAAAAATTATTCGGATGCACTTAAAGATTCTTTGAGCTATTTCCAGGGAGACGAACTAGCTGCCAACGTTGCAGCGACGAAGTACCTGCTCACGAACAAGTCTGGAGACTATTTAGAGACTTCTCCAAAGGAAATGCACGTCCGTATTGCAAAGGAGCTCCACCGAGTCGAGGAAAAGTACCCAAACCCCATGAGCTACGATGAGATATTTGAACTCATTGACGGTTTCAAATATGTCGTTCCTCAAGGATCTCCAATGTCCGGCATCGGAAACTCCACTCGCCTACAGTCCTTATCCAACTGCTTTGTCGTACCAGCTCCTGAAGATAGTTACGGCGGAATCTGTAAGACAGATCAAGAGTTAGTTCAGATTGCCAAACGTCGCGGCGGCGTAGGGTTTGACATTTCGACGATCAGACCGAAAGGCATGAACACAGCCAACGCTGCAAGGACCACAGATGGGATTGAAGTCTTCATGGATAGGTTTAGCAACTCCTGCCGTGAAGTTGCCCAGGGCGGCCGCCGCGGGGCTCTGATGTTAACGATCTGCGTGCACCATCCGCAAGTAAATGACTTCATAAAGATTAAGAGAGACCTCAAACGTGTTACAGGCGCGAATATTTCCGTTCGTGTTTCTGATGAGTTCATGGAGGCCGTGAAGAAAAATGAGATGTACGAACAGCGGTGGCCAGTTGACGCAGAAGATCCTGAAGTTAGCCAGGTTGCAAGTGCCACGCAGGTGTGGAATTCCTTGATCGAAGGCGCTCATGCATCAGCAGAACCAGGCGTTCTCTTTTGGGACACTGCCAAGAACATGACTCCCTCCGATATATACTCTCAAGAAGGGTTCGGGTCAGTTTCGACAAACCCTTGCGGGGAGATCATACTTTCTCCTTATGATAGTTGTCGCTTAATGCTTCTTAATCTGACAAGTTTTGTCGAAACCGCGTGGGCACCGGAAGCTTCTTTTGACTTTGCGAAATTTGCTGTTGTTGTGGCAAAAGCGCAGAGGCTGATGGATAATATGATCGATTTAGAGATTGAGCAAATCGATAAGATAATCCAAAAAATTGATAGCGACCCAGAGACTTCGACTGTGAAGTATTACGAGAAAAACTTGTGGGACAGCATTCGACAAGCAGCTTTAAAGGGCCGCAGGACTGGCTTAGGTATAACGGGACTGGGCGATGCGTTAGCTATGCTAGGGATAACCTACGGCTCTGATGAGAGTGTCGATATGACAGAGCAGATATATAAAGCTTTAGCAGTCAATGCATATCGATCGTCCGTTATGATGGCAAAAGAACGCGGTCCTTTTGAAATACACAACTTTGATGTGGAAGACGGTCACCCATTCCTCGAAAGGATCTGGGGAGAAGACAAAGAACTTAAAGCCATGAACAAACAATATGGGCGAAGAAACATCGCTCTCACTACAACAGCACCAGCTGGATCAGTTTCTGTTTTAACACAGACAACATCTGGAATAGAGCCTGCCTTTATGCTCCATTACACTCGCCGTAAGAAGTTAACTGGCCAAGATGTTAATGCTCGAGTTGACTTTGTCGACGATGTTGGTGACAAGTGGCAAGAGTATACTGTCTATCACCACGGCTTCAAGCAGTGGCTC